GTAAAGAAAATAGGTGGTGCATTAAAGGCATTAGGTATTGGACTTATTATAGCAGGATTTACAAAGTTTGTAGAAGTGTTAAATGAAAATCAAAAGGTAGCAGACTTTTTTTCTATTACATTTGAAGCATTATCATTAGCATTTAATGATTTCTTTAATTTCATACTATCTAATACTGGTGCAATAACTAACTTTTTCAAAGCAGCCTTTGATGATCCTGTTCAAAATATGATTGACTTTGGTAACGCTATTATAGAAAATGTTATTGAAAGGGTGCAATCTTCTATAGACACATTAGGTTATTTAGCAGAAGCAGTAGTTAAGGTATTCAAAGGAGATTTTGCAGGTGCATTAGATGCAGCTAAAAATGCAGGTAAAGAATTAGTAGACGTTGTTACAGGTGTTGATGATTCATTTGATAAAACTGCAGAAGTTGTTACAAAAGTTGCTACTGCAACATCCAATTATGTAAAAGAAACAATTAAAGGTGCTACAGAAAATGTTAATCTTGCTAAAACAGCAGAATTAGCTGCAGTTGCTAATCAAGGTTTAATTGAGAAGTATGATCTACAAGCAGAAAAATTAAGACAAGTAAGAGATGAAGAAAGAAACACTATAGCTGAAAGAAAGAAAGCAAATGATGAATTAAATGCAGTATTAGACGAACAAGAAAAAACAATGTTAGCTAATGCAAATGCTATACTTAATGCAGCACAAGCACAATTTAAAAAGAACGGAAATGATGAAAATCAAATAGCTTTATTAGAAGCACAAAATGAAGTATTAGCAGTACAAGCACAAGTTGCAGGTTTTAGGTCAGAACAAAAAGCAAATGATTTAGCATTAGATAGAGAACAAAAAGAATTAAATCAATCTATAAGTGATGCAGAAGCAGAAAGAAATCAAGCACAATCTGAATTTACAGCAGAACAAATAGAAAATGATTATTTAAGATTACAAGCACAATTAGATATTGCAAAACAAGAAGATGAAATAGAATCAAAAAGATTAACAGAAAAAAGAGATCAATACAAACAAGGTACACAAGCCTATGTTGATGCCAATAATGAGCTATTAACATACCAACAAGAAAACGCTAATACACAAGTTCAAATAGAAAAAGATTTAAATAAAAATAAAAAACAATTAACTACACAAGCCTTAACTGATATGGCTACTATTGTAGGTAAAAACTCAAAGTTTGGTAAAGCAATAGCAATAGTACAAGCTATAAGAGATACTTATGCAGGTGCAAACAAAGCATTAGCACAAGGTGGTATATTTGGGTTTATAGGTGCAGCAGCAGTAATTGCAGGGGGTATTGCAAACGTAAAAACAATAACATCTACACCAGAACCAACGCCACCATCAGGAGCATCAGTAGGTGGGAGTGGATCAGTACCAGCTATGCCATCAGCACCACCTGCATTTAATGTAGTAGGTCAAGGAGAAACAAGCCAATTAGCAGATGCAATAGGAGGTCAAGCAAATCAACCTGTAAGAGCATACGTTGTAAGCAACGATGTTACAACTGCACAAGGGCTTGAAAGAAATATTGTAGAAGGTGCAACAATATAAATGCAAAATTATTAATTAAATACGTTATATAGTATATGAAAATAGTCGAATTAATTTTAGATGAAGATCAAGATGCTTCTGGAATCGAAGCAATATCAATAGTCGAAAATCCAGCTATTGAAGAAGATTTTATTGCATTAAAAAGTGATGAAATTAAATTAGCAGAAATAGATAAAGAAAAAAAAATATTAATGGGGGCTTTACTAATCCCAAATAAGCCTATATATCGCAAAAATGGTGAAGATGAATATTATATATACTTCTCTAAAGATACTGTCTTAAAAGCCTCCCAAATGTACTTGACTAAAGGCAATCAAAACAATTCAACATTAGAACACCAACACGAATTAAGTGGATTAAGTTTGGTAGAATCTTGGCTTGTAGAAGATGAGGTTCACGACAAATCAAGAAAGTATGGTATGAATGTACCAGTAGGAACTTGGATGGGTGCTGTAAAAGTAAACAATGAGAAAATCTGGAACGAATATGTTAAAACAGGTAAAGTAAAAGGGTTTTCAATAGAAGGTTACTTTGCAGATAAAATGGAACGACCAAAAGAATCTATTGGATTATCACAAGATAAAGAAGCAACTCAATTATTAAACCAAATAAAAGACATTTTAAAAAATTAATTATGTATAAAGAACTAAACAAAGTATTCAGTATGATTCAAACTGAATTAAAATCTGAAAAAGTAGAATTAACAAATAAAAAAATAGAATTATCATTAAAAAAATTAGAACAAATTAATTTAAGTGTTTTAGAAAAAGTTAATAGTGATGTTAAAACTGAAATTAGAGGTATAAATAACACAAGAAGAAAATTAGTACAAAGAATGGAAGCAATTTCAGATGATGTTAAAAGTTATAATAAAATACTTTTTGATGCCGACGGTGAAATTAAAAGCATAATTAAAACGGTTGAGGATGCTGGAATTACCGCTGCCCCTATGAAACAAAGATTAAATGAAATAAATAAACTAGGCCAAAAATTAATGAAAATTGGCTCAGAATCGCTTGATATAAAAAATAGTATAGAGCGCTCTTTATAATGAGTAGACAAAACACTTTTATTCGTGGAATAGCAAGTCCTAAAAACTCGCAACGTGCTTGTCTATGTAAAAACAAAAATACTTATTCAAGAAAATGTTGTGATGGTTCTTTATGGGCTCAAGGCATTGGTGTTATATCCAGAACAGTTTGAAAATGCAAAAAAATAAATTAAACACGTTATATATATAATTATGAAATCAACTGAAATGTTAAACCAAATCAAGACGCTTTTAAACATAGAAGTAAAACTTGAAGAACAAAAATTAGAGAACGGTACTCGTGTAGAAGCAGAATCGTTTGAAAAAGGTAAAGAAATCTTTATTCTTACTGATGACGAAAAAGTTGCTATGCCAGTAGGTGAATACTTACTTGAAGATGGTAGACTTGTAGTTATTGAAGAAGAAGGATTAATTGCAGACGTTAGAGAAGTATCTGACGAAGTTCCACAAAAGGAAGAAGAATCTAAAGATGAAACAGAAGATTTAGAAGAAAAAGAAGAAGAAATGGTAGAAGATGATGAAGCTGCAGTTGAGGACTGGGCAGGAATGGAAAAAAGAATTAAGAATCTTGAAGATGCTATTTCTGATCTTAAATCTAAAGTAGGTGAAAAAGATATGAAAGAAGATGAAGTTGAAATGGAACAAGAAGAAGTTTCAAGACAACCTAAATCAAGAACTATCAAAGAAGAATTTAACGAAGAAGTTAACGAACAATTAAAAGAAGAATTATCTAAACCTGCTGCTGCTCCAATAAAGCACAATCCAGAAGGAGGTAATGCTAAAAAAGAAAATTTTAGAATAGCGCCAAAAAGACGCCCTTCTACAATGGATATAATCTTAAATCAATTAAATAAATAAAATAAACAATTATGCCACAACCAACTATTACTACTACTTATGCTGGAGAATTCGCAGGTAAGTATATAGCTGCTGCTCTTTTGAGTGGTAACACGTTAAGTCAAGGTGCTATTGAAATTAAGCCAAACGTAAAGTTTAAAGAAGTTATTAAAAAAGTAGCTACTTCTGGTTTAATTGTAGATGAATCTTGTGATTTCACAAATGCTGGAACTGTAACTCTTACTGAAAGAATTATACAGCCAGAAAATTTTCAAGTTAACCTTGAATTATGTAAAACTCCTTTCGAATCTGACTGGGGTGCTGTATCAATGGGCTATTCAGCTTTTGATAACTTACCACCTGACTTTGCTTCTTTCTTAATTGCACACGTTGCAAAAGAAGTTGCTGCTTCAACTGAAAATAATGTCTGGCAAGGAAATCTTGGTGGCGCACAAGCTGGAGAATTTAACGGATTCACAACTTTAATGGCTGCTGATGCAGACGTAATTGATGTTGCTGCTGCTGCTGTTGATTCTGCTAACGTAGTTGCTGAATTAGGTAAGATAGTAGATGCTATTCCTTCTACACTTTATGGTAAAGATGATTTATTCATCTATGTATCACAAAACATTGCTAAAGCATACGTTAGAGCATTAGGTGGATATTCTGCTATCACAAACGCACAAGGCGGTGGTGTTGCAGGAGGTATTGACAACAAAGGTACTTTATGGTACGGTTGTCAAGAAAACCTTTCTATTGATGAAGTTAAAATCTTTGTTGCTAATGGATTACCAAACAACTATGCAGTTGCTGCAGAAAGATCTAACTTATACTTTGGAACTGGATTAATGTCTGATTACAATCTTGTAAAATTGATTGATATGGCTGACATTGACGGAAGTAAAAACGTAAG